ATGTGTTGATATTTCCTAGCGCCAATGCTACTTGGGTCTACGATGTGTCCACTCAAGCTTGGCATGAGCGCGCTGGATTTAACAATGGTGAGTTTGTGCGGCACCGCAGCAATTGCCAGTGCAACTTTGGCGGCAACATTATTGTTGGCGACTTTGAAACCGGCGACATCTATCGGTTTGACTTGGATGTGTACGCCGACAACGGAGGCATCCAAAAGTGGCTGCGCTCATGGCGGGCGCTGCCAACCGGTCAGAACAATTTGAAGCGCACGGCGCACCATAGCTTGCAACTGGATTGCGAAACAGGTGTGGGGTTAAATTTGTACCCTGCGTATGACAGCGAAAATATTGACACTGAATTAGGTTTAGACCTTGTGGCCGAGTATGTTCAAACGTTTTTAGCCACGCAATTGGGCGATACTTTAACCACCGAGGCAGGGGATGGTTTTCAGCCGTTAGGCCAATACGAACTGTCAGATACCGATATTAATGGGTACAACTTAGTGACCACAGCGTATCCCGCCGCACCAGGTTACGATCCGCAAGTGATGCTGCGCTGGTCAGATGACGGCGGTCATACCTGGAGCAATGAACACTGGTCGCCAGTTGGCAAGATTGGCGCGTATGGTCACCGAACCTTCTGGCGTCGGCTGGGCATGACTTTGAAGTTGCGCGATAGGGTCTATGAACTATCAGGCACTGACCCCAACAAGATAGCCATCATGGGCGCTGAATTGATACTTAGCCCAACCAACGCATGACTATTGGCAACGAAACCCAGATTACGCCCCCGCGCGTGTCGTTGGTTGACGAGCGCACGGGCGCAGTCTCGCGTGAGTGGTATCGTTGGTTTTACAGCCTGTTTACTACGCTTGGCTCGGGCACGGGAGTTATTCCTGTCACTTCAGGTGGCACTGGTTTGGGCACAATCCCAACCAACGGCCAACTGCTGATTGGCAATGGATCAGGGTATACCCTTAACACGTTAGGCTACGGCGCCGGCATTTCAGTTGTCAATGGTGCGGGCTCAATTGTTGTAGCCAATACCGGCGTGTTGTCCAATATTGCAAGCACGGGCATTTCGGTGTCCAGCGCTACAGGCAACGTTACTATTGCCAATACCGGCGTGCTATCCTTTTCGGCTGGCACGACGGGACTCACCCCTTCCGCAACCACCACGGGCGCGGTTACGCTGGCGGGGACGCTTGCAATCGCTAATGGTGGTACTAACGGCACATCTACGCCAACGGCAGGCGCTGTTCCTTATGGTACGGGCACGGCCTACGCGTTTACTGCCGCTGGCACATCCGGCCAAGTGTTGACTAGCGCAGGCGCGAGTGCGCCCACTTGGACTACGCCAGCGGTTAATACAGTGTCTGCGCCGGTCACCAAAACGGCTGATTTTACCGTAGCCACCGGCGAGGCTTGGCTGATCAACAACAAATCAGGCTCAACTTGCACAGTTACCTTGCCCGCCGCCGCAAGTTGGACAGGCCGACAATTGATTTTTAAGAATATGCAAGCCCAGACAGTTGTGTCGGCGTCAAGCAATGTTGTGCCGATTGACAGCACGACTGCCGGTACGGCGATCTTGCTGGATGTGGTGGGAAATTGGGCGACAATGGTGTCAGACGGCACCAATTGGATTATTATGCAGGCTGCGTCTAACAACAACCTGTTGCTGGAGTAATTGATGGGTAATCTGCAAATAGATATGCGCCAAAAAGTTGAGGCGTTGCAAATTGAAGTTGCCAAACATGAGCAATATGAGGCGCCTACTGAGCATTTGTTCCACGGCGGTATGTATTGCCGCCAAGTTTGGCGTCCGGCGGGGTGTTTAATAGTGGGTAAAGTCCACAAAAAAGAACATTTCTACATGGTTGTTTTTGGTACGGTTGCGGTTACTACAGACGAAGGCGTTAAGCTAATTACAGGACCGCAAGTAATATGCAGCAACCCAGGTACTAAACGAGCAGTCTATGCTGAAACAGACGCGTTGTGCATGACGTTTCACCGAGTTGAGTCAGATACGGTGGAAGATGTAGAGTCGGAATTAGTTGAAGACGATCCGCGCGCTATGTTTGGTATTGGTAACAAGATAAAAGATCAATCACTTGAGGTGTCAATATGAGTTTTATAACAGCAGCAATGATTGGGGCGGGCGGCGCTCTTCTTGGCGGTGTAATCGCATCTTCTGGCGCAAAAAGCGCCGCCAGCACTCAAGCAGACGCTGCCAACCGTGCGGCTGACCTTCAAAAGCAAATGTTTGATCAGCAGATGGCAGGGCAAGAACCCTATCGCCAAGCTGGTCTAACAGGTCAAAATAGGCTGATGGAATTGCTGGGGCTTGGTGGCAATGCTGGCGCTGCGGGATACGGCAAGTACGGGCAAGACTTTAGTATGGCCGACTACCAAGCAGACCCAGGCTACGCATTCCGATTGGGCGAAGGCCAGAAAGCACTTGAACGCTCCGCAGCCGCTCGGGGCGGTTTGATCTCCGGTGGGGCTTTAAAAGCCGCAACTCGCTACGGTCAAGATATGGGCTCACAAGAGTACCAAAACGCTTTTAACCGATACCAGACAAACCGTACAAACCAACTTCAACCGTTGGGCACCTTGATGGCTTCGGGTCAGTCTGCGGCCTCTAATCAAGGCCAAGCTGCTGGACAGTATGGCACCAATGTTGGACAAGCGTACATGGCAGCGGGTCAAGCTGCTGGGGCTGGACAATTAGGTATGGCAAATACTTTGGCTGGTGGTATTCAATCTGCTGCAAGTTCATACTTAAATCAAAACAATTTTAATAATTGGTTAAGGCAAAATCAAACGCCAAGTGCAAGTAGCGTTTACGGCGCTCCTCAAGTTGTTCCTGGCTATCAAGGATAGAACATGGCTGATCTAAACGCACTTATTGCTCAAGGCTACCAGTTCCAACCGCCGCCTGATCCGTTTGCTCAATACGGCAGGATGCAACAACTGGAGCAGGGCCAGCAAGTAAATCAGTTAAACCAACTGAAGATGCAAGAGGCTCAACGGGCTATGGAAGAAACCAACGCTTTGCGTCGTCTTGACCCAGCGTCTGCAACATATTTGCAAGATGTAACAAGAATTAGCCCTGAAAAAGGTTTTGCTTTTGCCAAGTCTCAACAAGAAGCTAAAACTGCGGGCACTGAAGGACAGATCAAAAGCACTAAGTTAATAGCTGATAAATTGGCATTGTTACCTGACGCCTACCGCATGGCAGATACGCCAGAAGCGTATTTAGCGGTGCATAAATCCGTACACGCCGATCCAGTGCTTGGGCCGTACCTTCAGAGTTTAGGTGCAACGCCAGAAAAAGGAATAGCGCAACTAAATGAAGCAGTGCAAACTGGTAAGTTTGACCAGTTGCGTATGGGCTCAATGCAAAGCGTCAGCCAATTGCTTGAAAGCATGAAGCCTGTTGTGGTTGCGCCTAGCGCAAGTGTTTTTCAAGGCGGCAAGTTTAATCAAGCACCGGCTGCGCCGGAAAAAGCACCTACTTCGGCTGACGCAACAACTATGCAGGCTTTAGGCTACCCGCTTACCACAGAAGGGTATAAAGCATTCCGCGACGCGCAACGTACGGAGCGTTTGCTTACGCCAGAAGAAGAAGCCCAGAAAACACGTATTGCATTGGCAAGTCGCCCACCTGGAACGCCTCGGCCAGAGCAGCCGCCAGTTGCGGTCATTGATCCTGTAACGGGCGCGCAAATTTACGTTAGCCGTGAAGAAGCATTGCGAGGGCGCATGACCCCCGCAACTGGCGCAACAAACGTAAAACCTTTGACCGAAGCGCAAACTATAAAACTGCGTACTGACGTTGGCAAAGACTACAAAAACGCATCAACGGCTTTGTCGCAAATAGATGACTTGTTGGCGTCAGCTACATCGGTAAAAACTGCGCCGGGGTTATCTGCGGCTACAGGTTTTACGGGCCTACTACCTTCTTTTTCTGAAGGCGCAGCAGCGCAAGCAGAAACACGATTAGCTAATTTGCGCGGAAAAGTAACTGCTTTGGGTAAAGCCACGGCGGCTATGGGCGGCGCAATTGGCTCAATTGCAAACCAAGAATGGAAAATCTTGGCCGACCAAATTGCCGTACTAAACGAAGTAAAAGGAAAAGGCCCATTGCTTGAACAAATTGCATTGCTGGAAGAGCAAGCAAAAGGTGCGTCTGAGCGCATTCGTGACGCGTACGAAAAAACGCGCGCTGATGATTTTGAACGATTTCCTCAGTTTCGTGATTTACCAGCACCGAAAGCACCTGGCGGCGCGGCCTCCGCAGGTGTTGGAGGTTTTAAGTATCTTGGGAAAGAGAATAAATAATGGCTACAAAATATCGTGTTCAAGGCCCAGACGGCGCGGTACACGTCTTTGAAGGCCCAGATGATGCAACGCCCGCGCAAGTAGAAGCGTTTGCCGCGCAAACTTTTGGTGCAGCGCCTAAAACCACTGCCGCTGAAACGCCTGCACCTCGCGGCAAAGCAGGCATGTTTGACGCGTTGTCCGCGCCGTTTGAAATGGGCGCTTCATTTGCGGCCAAGCCGCGCAAAGAACAAGTAGCGGTTATTGCGCCTGCTGTTGAAGCGCTAGGTAGCGCTGGGGGCGCAGTAGTAGGGTCTGGCACAGGGCCGTTAGGTACCGTAGTTGGCGCAGGTGCAGGCTACGCTGGCGCTAAAGAATTATTGCGTCTAGCCGCAGGCGAAAGCGGCGGCGAAACAATTCCGCAAGCCGCTACACGTCAAGCAAAAAACGTGCTTGAAGGCGCAACGATGGAGGCTTTTGGCAGAGGAATGGTAAGCCCCGCTATTGCCAAAGGCGCTGAGTACGCAAGCAAACTTAAAAATATTAAGCTAGACCAGTATTTTAAAGCTGTTGGAAACAAAGGCGAAGATATTGTCAACGCATTGCGTGGTCGTGTTCAGATCGTCCCCGGCACGGCACCAACAGCCGGTGAGGCCGCTGCCGGTGAGGGTAGCGTTGGGCTGTCAGTATTGCAATCGCGCGCGCGCCAAGTGCCAGGTGCCGCAGACGCATACGCCTCTCAAGAAGCGCAAAACATTGCCGCACGGCAAGCGCAAGAAGCACGGGCAACGGCAAAATTTGACGCATCCAAACAACGCATTCAAGGAAAAATTGACCGAGGTTTAGTAAACGTAACGCCGGGTGAAGTTGGCGGCACATTGATAGACGCCGCTAAAGCTGAACAGCAAGCCGTTAAAAACATCATACGGCCCGCGTATGATGCGGCTTTTGACGCTGCTGGAAATTCAAAAATTGACGTGTCAAAAGTTATTGGCGAAGCAGAGCGTATTCTTGACCGCAAATTGTCTAGTTTTGCCACCGAAACCGCGCCGGACACCGTTCGCAAATTGAGCAGTTTTATGCCTCCTGCATCGCCAGCAAAACCTGTGGGCAGGGGGCCTATATCTAGCAAAATGAAAACGCCCGCGCCGCCTGCCGCTGCGCCAGAAGCTACGCTACAGCAGCTTGACGATGTTCGCAAGGCCATAAACGCAGACATTGCGGCGGCGTCTACCAGCAACGCACCTATGGCAGCTACAACACTAAGAAATTTAAGGCAGCTACACGCAGCTATTGACGATGCAGTTAATTCAAGCACTGCGTTGTCTCAAGAAGCCAAGACGCTGTATAGAGGCGCGTTGGATGCGTACCGCACTGAATACGTGCCTCGGTTTAAAGAAGGCATAAA